TTTTTTTTATCACTAAAAGGAAATGTAATGAAAAACGCAAACATTGATTTTTCAGGCGTGGTGTCTGTAAGCAAAATCGTGCATGGTGTGGAAGTGCGCGGTTTGAACTTTGCCGATGTATCAGCGCAATGGCAGACTAACGGTACTCGCCTGATGGATGCTTATGATGAAATCGTGGCAGCAGGCGCAAATACTGAAGATGTGATGAACTTGGCTAATACCTTCATCAAACACGCACCCGACTTGGCAAGAGCCGCGTTTTTGGCCGCTATCAATGATGACGGTGCGGTTCACGCCATTCAAAAACCGAATACGCCTGAAGGCAGTCAAGACCCGAACGACTACTTGCAATTAACCGCAGGGGAAATTTGGGATACACGCATGAGCATTGGTAAACAGGCCGACTTCATCATGGCGATTATCGAATTGACAATGGCTGAATCAGATACGCTAAAAAAAAGTCTGATGAAATTCATGCAGAAGAGCCAAGCACCGAACACGTTAGCGCAGCAGGTGCGGCTGAATATCACGAAGTAGAAAGTTTCATGTTGTCTTTAAGGCGGGATGTGAGTGTGTGCTTGGCAAGCGGCCACTCGCAAGCCCGCCTTTATTCACTTATAATGCTGCGAAATGAAGCGGAAATCATACGAGAACGCAGGCGACAAGACTTTATTTTATATGGGGTTTTGACGAAGTTAGTTAATGATGCGGGAAATACTGATATAGCGGAAAAAGACCGAAAAGCATTGCATCACGAACTAACCAATATGTTTAAACAAATAGGGCTTGGATATTATGGCTGATTTAAGAAGTGTTGAACTACAAATCCGTGCGACTGATTTGTCGGGCAAGACAATCAAAGACGTGCGGAAAAACATCAATGAGTTGAAAACAACCCTCGAAGCGCAGGCTAAGGCATCTTTGCGCGGCAAGACCGATTTCAAAAAATACGAACAAGGCTTGAAAGACCTTGCGTCTGCCGCCGACAAATTGGTGGCATTGCAGGGTATTGCTGGCAAACTTGGAAAGATGAATGATGCTTATGCCGAACAGTCTGAAAAGCTGAAAGCGGCATCAAAAGCGTATAGCGATTTGTCTGAAAAAATCAGCAAAGCGGGTGTGCCAACAAAATCGCAGGTTACGCAGCTTGAACGTTTGCACAAAGCCCAAACTAAAATGGCTGAAAGTGCTGAAAAAGCTAAGAACGCTTATGAAGCGCAGCGCATTGTGGCCGAACAATACGGTATCAATACCAAGAACATTTCAGCGGCGCAGGAAGAACTCAATAAAAGCCATCAAAGAACACTGCAAACCATAATCAACCTACGCAATGCCAAAAACAGCCTTTTGGCACAAAATGCCATTGGTATCCGTGATGCACAGGCTGAACAAGCGAACATCAAACGCAATAACGAATTGCTGCGTAAAAACATCCAGCTTTGGCAGGAAAACGTCAAGGCTATTCGTGCCGCGCGTGCTGAAGCAGCCAAGCAGCAACAAGGCCGTAACGAAGCATTAAACCAACAACGCTTGGCTGAACAACGCTTGGCCGAACAGCAAGCCATCTTACAATCGCGCAGGAATGTGATAAACGCTTCCAAACAGCCATTGTCTAGGCAGGTTATCACTGCTCGAAACGAAGCGGATTTGGCAAATACCAGCAATTCAGCCCGCGTATCAAACAGCATTCGCGGTAACAATCTATCAGGTGCGATGACTAATATCGCGGCATCTGTACGCGCATCACAAACGGCCATTAGAGGTTCGGTACGCGATGTACAGCAGCTAACCGATAGAATCAAAGCCTTGCGCGAAGCACAGAAACAGATGATTGCCGTTGCATCAAACATTGATGCGTTTAAAAAGCAATCGGAAGTAATGCACAACCTGAAGGCTGAATATACAGCCTTGCACCAAAGATACCATGCCTTGAACAATGCAATGCGTGATGGCAACGTAACTGAAGCGCAAGTCCGCCAACTGGATAACTTGGTAGCGCGTTTGAATAAGGTTGGTTCGGCCTATGCGAAGCAGAAAGTTAGTGTTGCCGCATTATCACGCACATTGTCTGCCAGCGGTGTGAACGTGAATAAATTAGCGCAGGCTGAAAGCCGATTGACCGCAAATGCTACCCGCAGCGCAGCCGCATTGAAAGGGCTTGAAAGAAACTTGGCAGCAGTGGCCGCAAGCGGCGATAAATCAGCACTCATGATGGCACGTTTCGGCAACAGCAGCCGTAGCGCACTTGGCTTTATGCAGCGTTTGCGCGGGCAGATTATCGCCTTGACGAGTGCTTACTTTGGCTTGAATGGTGCAATCCAAGTATTCAAACAGGCTATTGAATCAGGCCAAGAGGGTATGGTTCTTAAAATACGAACTGAAGTTTTGGCCGATAACTGGAAAACTTCAGCAGATGACTTGGAAGCATATTTCAGAGGAACTGCCGAACGCATGGGCTTGGTGCTTTCCGATGTCATCCAAGATGCGTCCAAGTTGTTTGTAGCGGCTAAAGAAAACGGTTTTGATGTTAAAGAAGCCCAGTATGTGTATGAGCAGTTCGCTGGTTTGGGGCAGTTGATGGGTGCTGATGCCGAAACGCAAAAAGGTATCACAAAAGCCCTAAGCGATATGTTCTCAAAAGGCACGATTCAGGCTGAAGAGTTGAAAGGTCAATTAGGCGATAGACTGCCTCAAGCCCTAGCATTGTTCTCAAAAGCCACTGGCAAATCGAACGCCGAATTGCTGAAGATGATGGAGAACGGCGAACTTACTGCCGAATATATCCTGAAAGCGGCAAAGGTAATCGAAACGCAATACGGCACGCAGATGGAGAAGATGTACCACTCTTTGGCAGCCGAACAAGCGCGTGCAAACAACGCATGGAAAGACTGGTTACGCATTATTTCCGATGCGGGTGTGTTGGAGAACTTCAAATCCTTGTTGGTTCAAATTACAGACTTCCTGCGCAGTGAAGAAGGCAAACAATGGGCTTTGAATATCGCAGCCGCTTTGAACAAAGTTATTGATGCTCTCAAATGGTGTGTAGACCATGTGAATCTACTGGTAACTGCCTTTGGTGCGCTAATGGCTATTGGTGCAGTGCAAGCCTTTGCAAGCATGGCGATAGCGGTGCGGATGTTGGCAGCAAATATCGGTATTGCCTTAAAGACAATGGGTAATATCGGTGCTAAGTTCGGCTTGGTATCCACGAACGCAGCAGCGGCAGGTGTTGGAATACGCGGTTTCGTAAACGGCATTGGTGGGTTGGTTAAAGGTTTAGCGCGTGCGTTTATTATCTTTGAAGCTATCGCAGCCATCATAAAAGGCGTGGTGCGCGGCTTTGAGCGGGCTACTGGTTCAACAATCGAACTTAACGACGTATTGGGCGTTTTAGGCGATGTATTTTTCCTAATCGGCGAAGTAATCGGCACGGTATCTGAAGTAATCGGCACGGTATTTGAGGGTGTATCTGAAAACATTGCAACAGTAACAGAGTTTATTGTCGGACTGTTTACTGATGCTGAAGAATCGGCAGATAAGTCGAACGACAATATTGCCGATTCATTCAAAGACGGTGCTAAGAAATCTGAAAGCACATGGATTAAAACACTTCGCGTCATCACTAAAGGCTTGGATGCCCTGCGCTGGGCGGCCAAGTCCATTGTCAAATACATGGTCGGTTGGTTTACATGGGGCTTTGCCAAGATTAAAGGCGAAGCCGCCGTTATGCCTGAATTTGCCAAGATTGCTGAAGAGGTTGCAGGCGAAGTAGCCAAAGACGGCGCGGAAGCCCGACTGGAACAGCACTTGAAAGAGCAGGCGGAAGTCAAAAAGCAAAACAGACCGTTTGCCGACAAAACCCAAACGCCTGAAGAACGCGCCATTGCCAAGCTGGATGAAAAGGTGCAGAAAGCCCGCGAAAAGGCTGAAAATTCAAGACGGAAGGCTGAAGAGGAAGCTCTCAAACGCTTAGAGAAAGAACTAAGCTATGAGAAGATGATTCAAACGCTGATTGACCGCAGGAATGGTAAAAATACAGACCCATCAATCGGACGGCACAAATCATTAGGCGATTGGTATCGCGCTGAATACAACAAAGTTAAGGCGCAGTACGCAGGCAATGACCCGTATGCGGATGTGGCAACAACCAAAGATGAAGAAGCCGCGAACACGCAGCTTGAAGCCGCAAACTTACAGCTTCAGGCCGCACAAACACGGACAACTGGTACAGCGAACTCATACAACGGCGGAAAGACTGTTCAAACGCCGATTGCTAAATCTTTGGCACAAATTAAAGGCGCAGCAAACGGAAGTAATACGGCCAAACTGCCTAGTGAACTCGCTATTAGTGGTAACGCGTCTGCTTTCGCTAAGATAAATAAAGCAGCCGAAGTTGCTACCAATCAAACAACTCGAACACTCAACGGCCAAGTCAAAGCTGTTACTGATTACACTGGAAAATGCGCCCGCTATGTAAACGATGCCTTCCGAAAAGCAGGCTTCGTTATGCAGGGGAATGGTGCGGACGTTGCCCGTAATGCGATTAACAGCAAACAAGGCTTCCAAGAAGTCAAATATGATGCCAACTATGTACCGCAAAAAGGCGATATTATGTCGCTTCCGCGCGGCTTCGGCCAAAGCAGCAAATACGGCCATGTTGCAGTATTCAATGGTACACACTGGGTGTCTGATGCCGTGCAACGTGTTCGCGGAAATACAGCGGCCACGAATGATGTGTCATGGGCTAATATCAAAAGCGGCAAGTCCAAACCTACCATTGCCCGATATACAGGCGTTAATGGCGGCATTATTACATCAAGCGGCCAAAAAGCACCTGTAATCAAAACGCAGTCGGTTAGTGTTGAGAACAGCGGAAGCCGTCAAGATAAGGCTTTAGCTTATTATCAAAACCAGACCAAGCGTTATGAGCGTGAGCTATCCAATACCAAGCAATCAGGCCGTGATTATGATGTTGAAGAGAAGATTGAGCAGCTTAATGCCCGCGTTAAGGCTGAAGCCGCTGAAGCCCTGAAAGACTTGTACAAAGCAATCGGCGTGAATGGTGTTGAAGGTTTGATTAACCGCAAACCTGAAGATATATCGGTGGATTTGTCCAATAGCACTTTGGATGAAATCATAGACGGCTTCAAAAACCTCATGCAGCCCGATATTGACAACAAAATCGCTAAATCTTTGGAACTTATTGCACTTGATTACGCATCTTCCAAAGGCGGCACAATTGATGAAGCACTTGAATGGTCTAAGCAGTTTGAGCCACAACTGCGTAAATACGCCGAACTTTCAGCCCAAAAGGAAATGGAAGGGGCGGTAGATGCGTTTACAGCATCAATGGATGCCGAACGCAAACGCATGGAAGAAGAGTTCAAGAACATGGCAGAGTATGTGGCAAGTGCTACATCTCGCGGTGCTATGGCGGTTAAAGACGGTCAAGACTTAATTGCTACGCATAGCCAACGTTTCGCAGACGGCATGGCAACAGCGCGTGCTAAATTAGACGAATTGGTAAATTCAAAAGGATTTAGTTCGTTATCAGGCTTGCAGCAAGCGGCCATATTGAATCAGCGTGAACAGTTGAATGCAAGCAGTGCCAAGTCTGCCAACAATCCGCAAACGATTGCAGCCGACGCAGCCATCAAAGAACACGTTAATGCCATCAATGCCTTTATCCAAAGCAAGGATGACTACATCCGCCTGTTGAACAATATGCAGGCAAGCGGCGCGATAACAGTTGCACGGCGTGAACAGCTTGAGATGGAGTATCTATCCAAAGCTGAAGCTAAGATGAAGTCTTATACGGAAACTTCGCGTGAACTGATGCTGACACTTGGAGATAAGGCATCTGTTGAAAACCTTGCCGAACTCGCAGCTGTAACAGACGAACTCAATTCCAAGATGCAGCAAACAGAGTTTCATGCCAAGTTTATGAATGAAACCTATCAGCAGCTTGGAAAGGGTGCTGAAGTAGCGTTCGATGCCGTAGCCAAAGGCATTGCAGGCATGATTACAGGCGAAATGAATGCCAAAGAAGCCTTGCAAAACCTAACGCTGGCCTTCGCGCAATGGGCGGCTGAAACCTTGCAACACTTGGCAAAAGTCATCCTTCAACAGTACATAAGCTATGCCCTATCAAACGCACTTGGTATGGGTAGCGGTGCTGGATTAGGCAGTGTTGCAAGCGGTGCATTAGCTAACCTATTCCATACAGGAGGCTTGGTAGATGGTGGTGGACGTGGCATGAATAAGCGTGTCAATCCGCTTGTCTTTAAAGGGGCTACACGCTACCATAGCGGCGGTATTGCTGGCCTTGCGCCGAACGAAGTCCCTGCGATATTGCAAAAAGGAGAAGAAGTATTGACTGCCGATAATCCGCGTCATAGGAATAATTATCGCGGTGGTGGACAGGTTGATAATGGCGGCATCACGCTAATCAATACTTTTGACCCTGTTGATGCAATATCCAAAGGACTTGCCAGCACACGCGGCAGGAAAATATTGGTTCAAGCAATGCAGCGTGAACGAAACAGTATTAAATAGAAAGGTTTATTTATGGCATATGTAACAGGTACTGCTAATCATGCAGGGGATTTGTTGCTTAAATTGGAAGCATTCCTGACAACAAATCCCGACCTTGTTGCTAAAAATCAGGTGTGGTTGTCGTTAAAAGATTCAACGGCTGCGCCTTATAACAGCAACTACACGCCGAATGCAACAGGCACCTGGCAGCTTCAACGATATTTTGTCGGCAAGGGTATTAACCGAACTGATACCATTGTCGTACCAATGGCACTTTTCGTTAATCAAACCAATACTTTATACAGTTTGTGTGCATTTCCTGCGCGCGGGTATGACAAGTCGAAAGGTGTGAGCCAACAATTTCAAGGTGTTGTTTCGGAAGACGTTAATCCAAGAACATCCATTCCTTTGTGGAATAATAAAATCCAATACTGGTTCTTTGCAAACAGTAGGCGGTTTATCGTTATTGCTAAAGTAGCTTCAAGGTATATGAGCCTTCATTGTGGTTTTATTATGCCTAATGGAACTGATACGGAATATCCATATCCGCTGTATATTGGTGGTAGTACCAATTCACAAACCATCAATTATCAGTACAATAACAATTCAACGAGTGATGGTCAGACCGTTGGCTCGTTTTGGAATCCAACAGCAAGTACCATTGAAAACCGTACAAGTAGTGGTAGTTTAATGATGCCAAGCGGCCAACTGTACTTTGCTGATACGCCATATCATAAATCAGTTTACAATTCAAGAAACAACGTATTATCGCTTACGCCGTATGCACAAAATATCAACATTCAGAAAACAGTAGACGGTCAATATTTGCTAAGACCTATTGAGTTTATAGCAACTTTGAACAGTTCGGCATCTTTGGGTTGGTTGGACGGTTGTTACTGGGTATCGGGTTTTGAAAATTCCCCTGAAAACATTATTACAGTCGGAGCAGACCGTTATATCTGCTTCCCCTCAATGATTGAAAATGGCGTAAACAATTTCTGCGCTATTAAAATGGAGTAATATCAATGGCTTATGAAAAAGTAACATCACGAATTACTACGCCTGCCGAATTAGCGTCTGTTGTTAAAGCCTTTGCACTAAAACATGGGGATTTCACGGATTCAGGTCAGTTCGGCTCTCAAAGTGAGTTTTGTCTGCGCCATAAAGACGGTCAATTTTTCACGTTTAACTTCAAACCAAAATCCATTGAAATGTTTATGCGTGATGCCAAACCGTCTGCGGCCAACTACGAACAAGGTGTCGGACGTTTTTACGATGATGTTAAATTCAACTTAGGTCTTACAACAGGCTTGGTGTATCCGCTAATTGCTACGCATTTAATCAAAGCGGGTGGTGTTTATGTGATGGTAAATGAGGTTAAAACTGGTGTATTCAGGCATACCGTTTTTGGCAAATTGGAAACCTTCGGACTTGCAAATGCAGGGGAAATAGTCGGCGGTACGGGTGGTTGGGGGCAGTATCAAGACAACAAATATACATACAGTTCAACCTATGGAGGTTTTAAACCAAAAGAAAGTAACGTTTATGATGGAACGTCTTATTCATATATGAGCCATCCATTCGTATCAAACTACCATACCGGAATATCTATTGAATACAGTGGCAGCACATATGTTAGAGGTGGTGGTGGTGTATATCATGCAGCTTCTAGGTGTTTTAACGGTTCAAACCCAACAAACATGAGCTTTGTCTTTTGGCAACTTCCTGTAATGTGGTTACTTGGTGCAAACCAACATAACGGACGCACTGGAATCTATCCATTGTTAGGCTTACATGCTGAAAAAAATGTAGGATATTACAGAAACACGCCATCAAGACCAATGGTTTATTCAGACCATATTGCCCATGTGTCAGTCGATAACATTGCCCCTGAAACTATACTCAATGATGAATGGATATGCTTCCCTATCATTACCCGATTATTGAGTACCAATTTAGAGGTGCTGACTATGGGTGCTGGTATCGCCTATAAGATTAAGTAGAGGTTTTTGAATGGCTTACATAAGAAACGGCTTAATCACATGGCCTGATGTAATTCCCGAAAAATACAGGTATCGAACATTCAACAGTGCACTTTCAGGCTATCCGATTTTTCCAAAAGTGGTGCGTCTGAAAGGCAGTGTTACAACCGATGCAGCACCTATTCAAATGCTTCCGATGGAAAGCGGCAAGTATTTGAATCAAGGTGCTTTTGCACAGTTTTATTATCACTTGATACCGTCTACAACGGGCTTTTCATTAGGTGTCGTTACAGGCGATAAAGTGGAAAAGATGTATGTTTTCAACGGCTTCTTTGAAGATGTATCGCTAACGAACATTAAACTGAATAACTTGGTCGGTATTGAAGTTAAGGTAAAAGGTAGTCCGACACTACCTGTTGCCATCAAGCCGTTATCAAGTGTTGAATTTGAGATAAAGATTTCTTCCAAAGGTTCTGCTGTTGTAGATGGAACGGTTGAATTGTCATTCTCAAACGGATACAAAAACATAATCCGTTTTGAAGGAACTCGCTTGATTCTTTGGAAGTTTCAGCCTAACTGGGTGCAATCGGTGCGTGAGCAGTTTGAGTACAAGACTGATATTATGACCAGTTACAGCCGCAAAGAGCAGCGGCGTGGTTTTATGGTGCAGCCAAGAAGACGCATGGCGTTTACCTGTAATCCGAACAGAAACGGCCTACAAGACCTGCGGAATATTATCCATAACTGGCATAATAAAGCGTTTATGATGCCGCTATGGTGGCAAAATCCGAAACTAGTCAATCCAGCATCTAAAGGCGATAAGGAAATCACAATAGACAATATCGGTTTGTATGACTTCGTTGTCGGCGGCAGCCTAACGTTATGGCAATCACAAACGCTAAACGAAGTATTGGAAATTGCCGCAATAGACGGTAACAAAATAACGCTTACAACAGCCATATCCTACGACTTTTTGGCATCTGCGAGTGTTTATCCATCATACGTTGCAAGATTGCCTGAAGAGGTTGAGCTATCAGTCATCACGTCCGAACTGGGGGAAATTGAACTGGAAGCGGTTGCCGACCAATCGCAGTTGAGGATTAAGATGCCTGAAAGCGGCTTTACGCCCGATATGATGTATAAGGGTGTCGAAGTATTGGAACGCAAACCGAACTGGGCTGACCCGCTAACCGAAACCTATCAGGCCAAGATTGAGGAATTGGACTACGGCTATGGCGTTAGGCAATATCTGCCGCATCAAAGCCCATCATTGGTACAACGTGAAATGCAATACCTTCTTACTTCGTATCAGGATATTGTTTGGTGGCAGGCGTTTATCCATAGGCAGAAGGGTGCGTTAAAGTCATTTTATGTACCATCCCATGCCTGCGATTTGCGCCTAGTTGCCGATATAAAATTCGGCGAAGCCAAGATGTATGTGTCTGATGAATATTTCAGCAAGATAGTTGGTAATTCGCGTGAAAGACAGCTTTTACGTTTACAAACCAAGCAAAAGGTGTATTATCTAACCGTGTTATCCGTACAAGGTGTTTCGGAAGGTGCTTTGTTGGTAGTAGATGTTTCGTTTGATGCCAACATTCCAATCCAAGACGTAACGCAAATCAGCTTTATGCAGCGTATGCGTTTTGCATCCGATACGGTTGAATTTGACTATCAAACACACGATAAGGCAATACTGAATATCGTGTTGCAACAGCTTAGGGAAATTTGATGACGACTTATAAACAGTTTGAAATATCAGTCGATGACGGCCTGCCTATTGAACTGTATGAAATCGCGTACAGTTCAAAGGTTTGGCGTTATACGACAAATGTTGAAGATGTTGATTTTGAAGGCAATAAATACTTAGCCATTGCCATTAAACGCGGGGAAACGGAAGACAACAGCGATGCAACTAAAGCCAACATGGAAATCCATATTGCTAGAGATAGCGAAATAGGCAGCCTGTTTACCGTTACCGCACCAAGTGAGCCTATAACCATCACGATTAGGCAATATCACGCCCTGCTTGGATACCAACAGCCTGATAAACAGGTTATTGCCGTTTGGAAAGGCCGTGTTACCAATGTTTCATGGCAAGGCTCGGAATTGGTATTGACCGCCGAAAGCGTATTCTCTTCCATGCTTCGTTTGGGTGCTACGCGGAAGTATAGCCGTATGTGTTCTCACGTTTTATACGGGGAAGCATGTGGTGTAAACCGTGCGAACTTTACAACCGAACAAGTAGCAGCTTCCGTTGTCGGCACGGTGCTTAGTATCCAGCACAATCAGGATGCAGATTGGTGGGCGGGTGGATATATCAGCTATACCAACCATGAAACGGGTGCTGCTGAATTCAGGCAGATTGTGGCATCCACGCCGAACACGATAACGCTTAACAGTATTCCAATCGGCCTAAAGGCAGGTGTAACGTCTGTTAAGCTGTATGCTGGATGCGACCATAGGCTTCAAACCTGCAAGGCCAAGTTCGATAATGCGGCAAATTATGGCGGGCAGCCGTTTATTCCGCTGAAGAATCCCTTTGGCGGCAGCAATTTATATTAGAAAGGAACTACCAAAATGATATGGGCTAACCTCGCCTACGCGCTGGTTATGATGGTGTTGAGCTATGCCATCTCTTACTACACGGCTCGCAGGGCGCAGAAAGACAACAATGCAACCGCAGGGGCTTTGGATGTGCCGACGGCTGAAGAGGGAAAGAACGTACCCGTTGTCTTTGGTACGGTGTTTATCAAAGATGCCAACGTGATTGACTACTTCGATGGAAAAGTGCATGAGATAAAGGCTAATGACTAAGCTATACATCCATCATCTGCACGAACTCGGTTATTGCAACAAAGGGGCGCGTGAGATAGCAAAAATGTATAATTGGGATTGGTACGACTTCCTGCAAAACGGGATAGACGTATCAATCCTAATTGCATCTGATGATGCCTATGCCGTGCAAGCGGCTAATTACGTGATTAAAAAGGAAACTGACAATGGGAATGAAGAAAAAGAACCCAGTGATAGGCTATCACTATGAGCTAGGTGTTCAAATGGCGGTGGCACACGCCCCAGTGGATAAAATAACGCAACTCTCTTTCGGCGAACGCACGGCGTGGACTGGCAGCGTATCAAGCGGTGTTATTCCAGTAGACCAACCTAATTTGTTTGGCGGTGAGAAGCGTGAAGGTGGTGTGAGCGGCACGATAACCGTTTATGACGGCAATAAGTTGCAACAACCCGACCCATATGTTCAACTGTTTCGCGGCGATACGTCCGCACAGCGCGGACTATTGAGCCTTGTGTTCGGCAATCAAGGACAATCATTCAGCCATCAAATACGGTCAATTAACTTCAACAATTCAACCATTAGCGCGGCGTTTGAAGAGAAGCTGGGCTATGAGCCTAAAGGTTTATTGACGACTACGGCCAACGATATGACCAAAGACCAAGCCTTGACGTATATCAGCAACTTCTTTTCAGGCATCCTGCCGTACAACGAACCGCCTTCAAAAGATGCAAGCGGACGTGAGAAGCAAGGCACTTACAGACAACCTTTGGAAGAACAAAAGGCCGTCTATGGAACATATCGCGCCGTAGCCTTGATGTATGCCTACCGCTCGTTTGTACTTGGTAACTTAGGTAACAATCCAAAGATTCGGGCAACTGCTGATGAATTTTTCGGCAACTTGGTACGAGATACTGTTGCAAACTACCGCAATACCAACCCTTTCCGCTGGTGTGCCATGAGTCCATACTTCAAGTCGGTATGGGTGCGTGTACAGTCTATTTTCGGTATGTGGCGTGATAATAACGTTTGGTATCGTGAGAAAGCGGCTATTCAAGGCGCGAACTTCACGGCTGATAACGGTGCGTCTATTGAGATACTGGATATGAATCCCGCCCATATCATCTACAAAGTGCTAACCAATCCTGTTTGGGGCATGGGCTACAACACGCACGATATTGATGATGCCAGCTTCAGAAAGGCGGCTGATACACTGTATGAAGAGAAGTTTGGCATATCGCTGGCATGGCGCAGGGAAACAACCATTGAAGACTTTATTGCCATGATACTTGATACGATAGATGCCGCTTTGCGAATTAACGTATTGAGCGGTAAGTATGAGCTAATCCTAATCCGTAACAATTACAAGCTGGCAGACTTGCCGATACTGGATGAAGATTCCATTGTCGAACTTAATAAGTTTGAACGCGCATCATGGGCGGATAGTCCGAATGAGTTAGTGCTTACCTACAAAGACCGCAATGAGAATAATGCGGTTGTTACGGTGCAAAATTTATCGGCCATCAATATTCAAGGCAATGTAATATCCAGCACTCAAACCTATGAGGGTGTACATGAGCCTGAATTAGCGGCTAGGATTGCTGCGCGTGAATTAAACGCCATGAGTACGCAGCTTGCCAAGATTTCAATCACTACCAATCGCACGGCGTTCCTTCTTCAGCACGGCGATGTATTCAATCTGCGATGGCCTGAATTGGGGATTGAGAACCTGCCATGCCGTGTATTAAACGTTGCTAAAGGGGAATTTGACAACGGGGAAATCGTGATTGATGCCGTTGAAGACGTGTTCGGTATGCCGCAGCAAACCTATATCAAGAAGCAGGATACGCTTTGGGATAACACGAATCCAATGATTCCGTTGCCTGTTAGCAAGTATAAATTGCACGAAGCAACCTATTATGACGTGGTGCAGGAATTAGGCGGTGCGCCGACTGGCAACAAGGATACCGTAACGTTTATGAAAGTGTTGGCTGAAAAACCATCCGATGCTGCGTTATCGTTTGACTTGTTCTCAACCAACAATACAAGTAATGGTTTTTCTGCTGCCGAATCGGGCATGGAATTTACCCATTCCGCAACGATATTGGACGCTTTGGATAAAATAAAAGATAGATTCTATATCACATGGGATGGCACGATTCAAAATGAAAATGATGTGAAAACATCAAAAACAGGCGTGTATTTGGCCGTAAATGACGAATTGATGGCTATTACTGGGTTGAACATGTCTACTGGAGAAGTCTTTGTAAAACGCGGCATATTGGATACCATCCCTCAAGAGCATCCGCTAAATTCAACAGCATGGCTCGTTATGCCAACCGCTGCAACAGATTCAACCGAACGGACAATGAATGAGCGTATCAAGTATAAGATGCTGACCAATACCATGCGCGGAAGACTGCCGATAGATAGTGCGCCGACTGACGATACAACAGCCATTGGGCGGCAAATATTGCCATTTCCACCTGCAAATGTTCGTATTAACAATCAGCGCAATATAACGTCTATTGGTAAAAAGGATAATCTGAAAATTGACTGGGTATATCGCAATCGTCTGTTGGCCGAACCTACGTTGGGTTGGTACGATAACAACGTGGCAAGCGAACCTGAAGTCAAATACCATTTGACTATATATAACATGGCAAACAATGGTGTTTTGTATAGCAACCAGCAAATAGCAGCCAGCACGATAACCGTTAATCCGCCGTCTAAGGTTGAGTATGTAACGTTGCCAAGCAACTTGGAAACAGACTTAATCTACCACTATAACGGTACTACACAAAGACAACCGAATAAAGGCTCGAACAACAACCCGCTTGAATATACACGAGATAGCTATTATGAGAGAACTTATCAAGGCAGTGATGTAATTTATCTGTATAGGATTTCAGCGCGTGGTTATATCACGTTGCCGAATGATGAAAATTTAAGCAGTCCATATCTTTCTATCGGACTTAAATTTAAAACGGAATTTCCAAACCTTCCGTTAATGCGTGTCGGTGCGCCTGTGAGCGGACAAGGATACCCACAAACAGGTATAGCAGGACTTGAGCTTATAGACGGTAAGATTGTGGCCTATTTGGGTGCATATTACACGCCGCAAGTGTTGTCTGTTTCCCATGCAGTCGGTGATAAATATAAAAGCTATATAAATGTTACGGCAACGTTTAACGTATGGACTGGAACTATCAATCTATTCATTGAAGGCGAACGTGTAGCAACTTCCACGCCGTCCAATATGTACAAGGCGGCCAAGTATAATGCTAGCGGTGCTAAGAATCTGTTTGTGTACAATAACGCATCAAATGTTGAGCTTTTGGCAAACGGCAATACCAATAATAGTACCAACAGCCATCCGATTGTTTCCGATTTTGTGGTAACTCAAGCAGGTAAACAATACTGCCTGCAACTGTTTACAGACCGCGTATCGTCCAATGCTTTAATGAGTATTGCATTCTACGATAGCAACAAGCGGTTTATTAGCATTGTCCGTGAAACAAAAGCACTTGCTGCTTCAGGCAATATGAATAAGGCTGTTCTCAAGGCCACTGCGCCTGCTAACGCGGCTTTTGTACGCTTTGCAACACAATACGGCCAAGTAGGTGTTGGATTGGTCATGGTTTCTGAAGGTAGTACCGAACCTGCTTACAACATGGCCGAAAACGACGTATGGGGAGGTGCTGTTAAAACGGGCATTACTGTTGGCGGTATTAGCCATAATGGTACATATTATGCCACTTCAGGCACGGAAATACTGCATATGTACTGTTACAAACGCGCCATGCCAAATGATGCGGTATTAGCAATACACGCAATGGGTGGTAAAACGGAATGGCCTGATAACATCCGTGTAGAGCTTAAATCGGTTAGAGGTAGATATAATTCATATCAGACCTTCTACCAAGATATAACAGCCGCTTAATTATCACTGTTTTGACAATCCGTATTTCATGCTATTATGAAATACGGATTTTTCTTTCATCTTTTTAATGGAACTATTGCTATGGATACGCTTAAACGCAAAGTCATTGTCAATTTGGCAGCCGAACTGAAAATAGTAACTGCCGTTATCATGTATGCCACAATCGCGGCAATCCTATACGACCAGCATATTGATGCTTCGTTTCTTCCGAACTATTACAGCTTTTCGCCGAAAGACTGCATTGGTTGGATAGCAACACTATTCACAATGGGTACGGCAAACATCATTATGATATTTTATCGTGAGTGTTATCGGTGTAGAATGGTGGCCGATTTAGTGCTGCAATTATCAGGTATGTTACTATTACTCATGGGATGGGCGTTCTTTACCAAGTATCCGCCTGCAAATATTCCCATGTTCTTTTACCCTGCGTGGGGGATTGGTATGATTGTTGCTGGCAGACACATGGGAAAACGAAGTAGGGAAAAATACCAATCCCTACAACAATAACAGGGGTTATTAAATGGATTTATTAACAGGCATCAATGTAAACGTTTTAGCGGGCATGATTGCTTCTGCTTTAGCCGTTTGTGTTGGTGTGAAGATACGGGAAATCGGCCTGCGTATGTACATACTGGTGCTTATCACGGCCATTCTTTGGGCTGCTGCCATGATTGAAACATGGTTTTCGGATAGCACCTTAATGCGCTCGGCCACAGTAGGCTGGATTGTAGGATACGTTACAGACGACGTATTGCTTACCATTAACAGCTTATTGCCGAACTTTGTCAAAGACTTACTCAATACCGTATTGGACGGCATCCGAAAGAAGGTTACTGGATGGCTTGGTATTGACAACAATAAGGATAGTGGATAATATTCAGATATAGACTTTGGTGGGGAATAGCCATTTATACGCGGTGTGAAAACATCGCGTTTTTTTTATAAAGGTATTGACACGATTTTATCTGTTAGATATTATATCAACCGTCATCTGACAACTACTCCTTTCTTTCTGCAAAAACCCAAGCGGCCTAACGAGTTTTTATTCATTTTTCTCGTTAGGCCGTTTGGGTTTTATTGACAGCAATAATTATTGAGTGTAGTATTATCTATAACTGCTTTCACACAGTCAGTTTTCCTTTTAGGGCAACAAAAATCCCCGAACTTCTTTCATGTTGTTCGGGGATTTTCTTATTTCAAGCCTAACAGCTTTTCCAGTTTGCGGCGGAATTGTGCAGACAGTCGGCATTGCAATGCGGGAATATCAGGGCGTTTCTCTTTGGCTTTGGTAGCAGGATTGATACCCATGCCGCCTTTACGCTGATAGGCTTGTACGCGGAACAAATCGCCAACCAGCACAACTTTTTTAGTACCGATTGCTTCTTCAAGCGCGGACAGGTAGTTGTCATACTGCTTTTCAGCTTCAGCTTGAGTAATGCCGTTTTTAGCGGCCATGATTTTGATGAAATCCTTACGGTTTACAGTATCAGTCATGTGAGTTTCCTTTTCTGATTTGGTTGTAGATATTGACAAGTGCGTCTTTGGATAACGCGCATCTATTATACTTTGAAATAGTATCAACTTGCCACAAATAGTTTGCTTTAGCCGTGAGTTCGGTTATTTCCGACAATTCTTCACAAGGCTGTTCCAAGTCATTTGGCAGGCGGGGCAACACTATTTTGCTGGTAACGTTTGGCAATTTGTTCGTTGAGCAGCTTGATACCAGTGGCATTGTGGCAATCGCCGCTAACATACACGCCGTTTTGCAATAGTTTCGATATTTCATCTCTTTGTTCCTTATCAGCCTTCAGGCTATCTGTAATCTGTTTCGTATGGCGATTAAACGCGGTTTCCATGCGGTCGGCCATTGTATCCGAATAGACTTTGTTTGCTTCCGACACATCCTTCATTGCAGCCGCATAGCCGTCCGCATATGAGGTTTTGAGGTTAGACTGATAGACTACCCTAGCCGTGATGCCTAAACCCACGCATAACGCAGCTACGCCCAGAACTAAGTATATTTTGTAACCTTTCATTTCATAGCCTTTGCCAGTTTGTTGTGATAGTCGTACTTCACATAATTCTTACCGTTATAGCCTTCTGCGAAAGCACGGCAATCGTTAGGATTGGTTGATAACTGTAAGAAGGCTGCGCGAAGGTCGGCCACGTTTAGAATGTAATCACGCAGCAATTCAAAATGCACCTTCTCGCTTCGTGATGCCGCATACAGCATCTCAATCGGATGCTTATACCCGCATTGCTTATACCAACGGCCTAACACTTGGAATTTGCCGATTGAGATGCTTTCCAATGCGGTAAGCGGCTCTTTACCAATGGCAAGTGCCAGTTTTTCCCAGCTATCGTTTATGCCATTGTTGTTGGCATCTATTGTATAACCGCCTGATTGGGGATTAGCGAAAACGGATACAACACGGTTTGATGCGTTACGCACCCATTGCCAAAACTTATGCCGTTCGTATAGGATTTTAGGCAGGCCGCTGTTAAACCAACCGCTTCCATTACTTTCCACTTTGGCAACGGCACGAATCTGTTTATCGGTGCTTGCACCCAAAGAATGAGCAATATCCAACAATTCGGCATCTGTAATGGCAGGCGCAGTTCGGCACGTCATGGCACTGATAAATTCAGCGCGTGAGGATGTTCCCCATACGCCATCAACTTCAAGCTGCGTGCCGCAATTCTCATTGAGCCATTTTTGAATCCATGCTACGTCCAAGTTCTTTGCAGACGCAATCTCAAAGGCGGTTAGTGCTGGTGTTTTAAATTCCATAGGTCATATCCTTTTCGGTAAAAGAAAGCGTGAGTTTAACGGCAAACCCACGCTGTTTCAAATCAGATTGAAATATCCTTGAGGTCGTCTGCACTCACTTCGGAATCAATTTGCCCGATTAAGTATGAAGAAATCTCAACCTCTTGAGGGGCAACCTGTACATTGTCTGAAGACAACCATGTGTTAATCCATGTAATCGGATTCTGCGTGGTTTTTGGAAACTGTATAGGTAGTCCGATTGCCATCATGCGTTGATTGGTTATGTATTCAACATAATTGCATAGGATTTCCTTATTCAATCCAAGCATTGAGCCGTCTTTAAACAGGTATTCAGCCCATTCCTTTTCTTGTTCGGCTGCTGTTTTGAAGATTTCAATAATTTCATCTTCACAGGCAATCCACATATCCGCCCATACTTGGCCGTCTGCGCCTGTACGCCAAAAGTTAAGGACTGTTTGAGTTGCTGATAAATGTAGGGCTTCGTCGCGGGCAATGAGTTTAATAATTTTGGCATTACCTTCCATCAATTCACGTTCTGCGAAAGCAAATGAGCAGGCGAAGGAAACATAAAAGCGGATAGCTTCCAATACGTTCACGCAGACAAAACATAGAAACAACCGTCTGCGCAATTCATACATGGATACTTCTTCCCCTAAGTTATAGCGCATGGCGTATTCAATTAGGTCATCATAATACTTACCGATTGCTTCAGCCCGTTTCATAATGGCTTCATTTACCATAATATCGTCTAACGGTTCGGATGGGTTATCGTAAACGTTGCGAATGATGTGTGTGTGTGTGTAGGATTTAGAATGGATACCCTCGAAAAATTACCACGCATTGATAAACTCTTCCAGTTCGGGAATAGATACCAATGGCAAGAATGCAATAGACGGGCTGCGGCCTTGAATGCTATCAAGTAGTGTCTGATACTTCAAATTGCTCGTAAAGATATGGCGTTCTGACTCGGATAGATTGTTCTTGAAATCAATCCTATCGCGTGATAAGTCGATTTCTTCAGGCCGCCAAAAGAAGCTGATTTGCCGTTCGTACAGCTTGTCGAACACTTCAAACCGTTGCCGGTCATATCGTTGCACGTTAATGTTATTGCCTAAGAACATAGGCTCTTTGGTGGCATCATTTGCCAGTTTGGGGAAAATACTATATTCCATTATTGTTTCCTTATTTGATTGAAGATATACGCCAATCTTCTATGATTTTTTCAACATCTTCTTTGTTTAATGGTTTGCATGGAAATGGTAGTGCTTCAGCCTTACTCCGTAATTTCATACCCAAACCAAATATAATTTGTCTATGTAAAAACATATACAGGGCATACATTTCACTATCGCCTATTTCCAGTTGAAATTTATGCAGCGTTTCGTCGTCATTGCCTATTTGCAACGAACAACCAAAACCTGCATCGCATTAAAAGTTCAAACAACCCTCATATGTTTTGCCTGTATTCCAATATGTTATGGGAATTTCTAAATCAACACTTCCACAATCTAACGATATTTTTGTTTCATAACCTTCACACTCTTTTATATCTTCAAACGGCATTTTCATTTCCTTATTTAATTGATTCTCTTACTGTTTCAGCAATATCCTGAATAAAAGGGTCTAGGATTTCTGCAACAGCACCATCGGGAATGCAATGTTCCCACTTCAATTCAAATTCATCTACGGCTTCAATAGTCATTCGTTTGCGGCCTTTGGCTTCAATCAATTCTTTGATTAGATTTTTAACCAATAACCTAGTACCACCAAACGTCCATGTTATTTCTTTTAGGGCATTCAGTTTGAGTTCGTTCTCACGTTCTCTTGTTTCAAGCACATCAATATCCCGTATCATTTCATCCAGCATATCGGCAATCCTTGCCCTATCTTGGAAACTGCAATCAGCATCACGAATTGCCGATACTAAATCAAACACGCTATGAATATTGCTTGAATCAATGGTTATCAAACTCATGACAAAAAAAACCTTATTTGAATTTACGAGAAACGCCCTGTTTTTCATCTCTTGCCCGCTGCCTGCGCTTGGCAAGCCTATTATAGTTTGCTTGGCAGTTCTTGCAACGGGCAAGGAATGTTGGCTCGGTAGGGCTGTATTGAAATCTGTACGCAAAGTATTCCGTTGTCTTTGGGAATACTTTGCCACAATCCTTACATTTCTTAGTTTTCACATCCATATGTTTACATCTACTCCCATTCGTTGTGCCAACAGGCGAACATATACTATGGCATAGGCGGCATACCAATCGCCGATATACACGCCTTGCATCAAACTCACGGCCATGTTTGCAAACTCTTCAATCTCACGATAATTGCTACCACTCAAAGCATATCGGCCAGTTTCATTCTTGCGTTTTTGCAAGTCGTCAATGAAATTCATGAAGGCGGCTTTATGGGAATTTGCGTGTTGAATGAAAGCATCATCCGCTTGCACTACACCACTGCCTACCAGCTGTTCAATCATGACTTCAGTGATATAGGCGATAACCGTTGTGCGGATAAATGCAATGTGTACCGCTTCATCCGAACTGTTCGGATTTTTAAACACGCCGACAATTTGAGTGTCGATATATTCTCTCAAACCTTCCAATGGTGCTTGGCCGAACATTTGCCTTGATTGTGCAAGCATCATGAGATTGGCAATCCTATGGCTATCCAGCGTAGCACCAAACATAGGCGGCATGGCGTTGTTAATCAGCCATTCTTCTTGAGAAGTCTTGAACAGACGGACTTCAGCCGCAGAACTGCCTTTTCTAAGAAGTGCGTTTTCCATGCGTTTAATTCCAGTCAATGGGCGTTTGATGGTTTCCTTAAACATTTTCAATCCCCAGTTCGTCGTATGAATCCAACAGAACACCAATGGCATTCCACTCTTCATCTGTTAATTGTTCTGGCTTTGTTGAAAAATCAGCACCATCAAAGAATTTTGCCAAAATGCCCACGTTTCGGATAACGGCATCAATTTTGGCTTTAGACGGTTTGAATGCTTTGGCCGTAACCTTGTTGCCGTTGTTGGCCGTCTTAACAGCCTTCAGCTTTTCGCCTGCCTTCTCGCCATCCTTACGCACGGCTTGAATGGCTACTGTTGCCGATACTTCGCCTTTTTCAACCATAGACTGCACGTCATGATTGGAAGTTGCCAGTGTTAGATATTGTTCCACATGGGAAACAGACTTGCCTACTGATTTTGCAATATCGGCGGTGCTGATATTCATGCGTTTCAGGCGCAAATAACCTTTGGCAACTTCCAGTGGCTGAAACTTCAAACCTTCGCCCGAACGAAGCATCAAACCAATGCGCTCTACATCCGAACCTTGAAAGTTCACGGCGGTCAGCATCAAGCCTTCTGCACCCTGTTCGATGGCCTTCAGCGCAGCTTTATGGCGGCAATGACCGTCAATCAGTACAATTTCCCCATTATCGTTTGTACGAACCGTAATCGGCGGAATAAACGCACCTGAAAGCATAGCTTCGGTCAAATTGTCAATGTGCTGGCGTACTTCATCATTGTCATACTCACGGATATTGAAGCCGTCTTCCTCTTTGATGGTACGCGGGTCAATTTTGTACAAATCGGTGCGTTTAACACCTTCAACATTTTTGATATTTACTTTCATAATTCATTTTCCTTTTCTAACTTTTTGTAACGGGCTTCAACTCTCAAAGCTATTTTATGGCGCGTTACCTCTTTGGATTCTTTCGGATAATAATCTTTAACGCCTATGTTCTTGGCATTCATTCTTCTGAATTTAAGGCAATCTTCTAATCCTGCGTTTATTCGTTTTGCCATTTACGGCCTTTCAAAACAATCAATAAATCAGAATGGGATTTGCATACTGCAACCCTAACCAATCCTTCAGATTTCATCTTCTTAATCAGTTTTCGAGTTGATGCCGCTCGATATGAAAACCTATTGCAGTAAAACACTGAATGCTTTTCTATGATATTTAATATTTTATCTTTGGTTATCCTAGATTTCTTCATACCGAACCTCATACAGCACCTCTTTGGCCGTTGGATAATCTGTATGAGCTTCCGCTTCAGGGTCTACATAAGTTGAATGTACTTTGGCTGAAGGGTAGATAAGACAACCCTCTTTACGTTTCTTTTTGGCAAATGCCCGCGCTTCTGTGATTGTTTTGAAAAATTCTGATTTAACCTTACTCATTTTGACTACCTTTCATTGCTAATTCAGCACGAATCAACCATAGTTTCCATGCAAATTTAATATGGTCGTAAGCATATTCTCCATTTTTCAAACGATGTTTATAATCATAAACCCATGAATTAGTGATGTGCTTTTCAAACTCTTCACGCTCTTTTTCGATTTCTTCAGGTTTCATTTTTGAGTACCTTTATCAAATTGGTTTGAACTTTTTATTAAACTCACTAAGAGGGCGTACATAAACATCATCAGTTCCTATCTTTCGATAGATTGCCATTTCCGTTAAATCCGATTCTAGTTTTGCCACACCCAAAAAGGAATATTCACCACCTTTGTAATGGCGATAAACTCTAAATCGCTTGGCTAATGCTTCTAATTCATTTACTGATTTATTCATTTACCAACCTTTCATTGGTTTTGTTTGGATGGGTGCATAGTAAAACACCGCTTAAACCATGTCAAGCATAAATACATTCAGAATGCCGTATTTTAGGGCAAATTGATGATTCTATAAATAAAAAAAAGCACCTCATTATACGGTGCTTTGTTACTATTCATCTTCATCTAATGCTGAAATAAATTCGCAACTTTCTGAACAACCGCCTTCGTGTATCTGTTGTTCAGGTGGGATGCCTGTTACATTCAACAAGGATTCCAAGTCGGATACGCTTCTACGCTTTCGGAATATTTTAACAACGTTACCTCTTTTGTCATTCGGGTGCTCTTTTTCCATGCGCTTTGGAAACTCGAAAGCAACGGGATATTCCGCTAATGCTTTAAGCAGCTTGGTATCTGTTTTCTTGAAACACCAAACGCAGTTGCCTAAATGTTCGGGTAAATCAAGGTCAAATTCTTGTTCCGCCCAAAAATCCATTACATCTTGTTTATCAATTCCCCATTCTGCTAATGGATAGTGCAGTTTATTCTTTTCGGCACTTTCAGGCTTAATACGTTTTGTTTCATCTGCTCTAATACCTATGGCCGTATCAATTATGGCTGTTCCGAATTTATCACGACACCATGCACGGATTGGTGCTAACTTCAATTCCCTTGTACAATGCGGCATTGTGATGTTGGCAATACCATACTTCTTAATCACTTCAGCATATGGCTCTCCTTTCAAAGATGCCGTGAAGTAATCGACTTCCGTATAACCTGTACCAACCCTATGTGCGTGATTTACTTTGGCTTCAAGCCATACAACATCCCATCCGAAATGTGCTGCACAATTATTTACAAAATCAAGCGTTTTCGGATGTTCACATCCCGTATTTGCAAAAACAACATATGGTTGATATTCATCTAAATATGATGTGTGTGTGTGTGAATTAAGCAATAACCATGTCATATACGCGCTTGTTCTACCACCGCTGAATGATACAAGTAAAGGTTTCTTCATATAAAATTAGTGCGGTTATTTATTAGATAGCCGCACTGCATTGTGTTAAATTTTCAAATAACCCTATTCCTGCCAAATCGGGGAATTTTTGAATATCTCATAAAAAGTTTGCAGGTCGTTATCGGCAATACCCCATGTTTGGGATACTGATTCATACCAAGTTGTAGGGTCTGCTTTTTCAGCTAACACGCAATCTTCATAAATCTCAATGATTGCTGATGTAGGCAACAGCTTCATATACTTCGGCAAATCTTGTGTATGAGGTATGCCCGCCGCAATTTTCATCATACGAAACACATTAGATGCTTCTCCGATAAGTTTTGCAACCTTAACCACATCAGCACTATCCAACGTAAATACCGTATTTGCGGTTTCACGCATAGCCCCTATTTTAACAGAAAGCACACCTGCGTTTGAATCGGCAACAACATGGTGTCGCCCATGTGAGAATGTTTTAGATGCCATCTGCTACGACCCCGTGCTTCCGAAACCACCGTCGGCACGTTTGGTATCCGACAATTCATCAACGAACTCAAATTCGTTACGCTGTACAGGGATAATCATGGCCTGCGCAATGCGTTCGCCGATGGCGGGAAAGCCTGAAGTATGTGTTTTAGCACTTTCCAATTTAATCATTACATTGCCGCGATAATCACTGTCAATAACACCTACGCGGTTTGCCAAAGAGATACCTTTGTTGAAGCCATGACCGCTACGGCTGTAAATCATCATGGCAAAGCCTTGAGGAATCTCAAACTGAAGGCCAGTGTCATAGGTTACACTACCATCTGAAACGTCTTTGAACGCAGCCGCATATAGGTCAAAACATGCTGCACCATCCGTAGCATAAGTTGGCATTACTGCATCTTCATGCACTTTTTTAATCTTTACTTTCATTTCTAATTCCAATATAGGTTGAGTTGATTGGATTCTTGCAGGGTTTTCATAATTTCCTGCAATAATTTGCTATTGGAAAACGGCGGTTGGGATAGCAGTTCCCTAAAGTATCCTCTATCCATTTTGAAACCTGTAAACGGTGAAAATATTTTGTATTCGGTACTAAGCCTTATAACTTCAGCGCGTTCGTGCTGCGTTAAATCCCTAGCATCCACATTATCCCCTTTTACAAGCTGGATTAACAGGTATTCTTTTAAGGATGGGCATCCACCGTTTGCTTGAGGTCTTGGACAATCGGCAGATAGTTCGTCAAGGAATTGCTCTTTTTCGCTAATCATTTGCCATCCCTTTCAAGGAATATTCTGCGTGATTGCCAACCCCTAAAGTTGGCCGTATTTTGCGCCGTTTCGCCTATCCAAATGGCTTGATGTTCAAAAGGCGTGAAGTGTTTGGATTTGCGAAGTGTGTCGGCAAGCTGTATATCCTTTTCAATCACGCAATCCGTATTGTCATGGTTTCGATAAGATACCCTTGCACAACGTGCAGCACTCACATCGCTGAAAAATAAAAACCATTCTTCATACCTTTCAGAAAGGTTATTTATAGCAGGCCATTCAAGCACTTCCTCTTTACGAATATAGGGTAAATGGAAAGGCGTGCTAGTTGGCATAGAAGCATCTATTGCCTGTTTCATTACTGTTGCCAATTCTTGCATTTCAGGCTGGCTATCGTGGGCTAAACGCAGTTCAAAGAAGTTATCCCATTCCGTTGCCGTAATCAATACATCTGACCACATAAACGGCTCTAACAGACGGTTTGTCACTTGTTTATGCAAGCCTTTATCGGCAAACATCTTGGCGTACTCAACAGCGGCATCACGCGCCGATAGCCATAAATGGCGGCATTCTTGAATATCGGCTTCAGATAGCTCTTTATCGGCCACCATACCTGCTTGATTTGCTCCCCAGTGGATAGGGATTACAGGGTCATTTACCACCTGTTCAATCATCTTGGCAACAGGGATGACACGGCTACTGGCCGCATTGTTTGAGAACGCCCGATGCTTGTTCAACTGGGATAAGATGAAACGCGGCAATCGAAGCTGTAATGTTGTAATACGATTGTTTCCCCAAGTGGAATCAGCAATAACCTTTGCACTAATCATTTCTGTAACCTTTCAACTAAAATATAAGTTTGTGCCATGTAGCAGATATAAACCAATACAAATGCTACCACCAACAAAAAACATTCAAATGTTGAATCTGTACTTACAGATGCTTTGAGTAATGCAATCAAACTCAAAAACATAACACCATTGATTAGAAACTTAACAATTAACTTCATTTATAAATACCTTTCTTTTATGTAGGAAATGCAAGATGATAGCTAAAGCAATAATAACTATTGCAAACATTTCAAATTCACTCATTATATATATACCTTTCTATTAACCATTGATTTCAAACGGAATATTCAACATAGATGCAACCTTTATCGCGTCTTTGATGGTTGTTACACCAAGACGTGATTTTTGATATGAGTCAGAACTACCTGATTCAGTCTCCATTAAATCTGCAACCATAATGTCTTCTACGACTTCTATTTTTATATACAAACCGTCATATTCTTTACAATCAATAACTTTTGAACTAAACATTTTACACACCTTTCATTTGACTAAGTGCCGCCATTATATAAACTGCAATCGGATTTATCAAGCATAAATATAACCACTTTACCGTAAAACAGGGCAAAGTGGCTGTTTATTAAATGCTAATTTCACTTAGTATTTGTTTCAAGTTTTCATCAAGCTCTTCAATCGAACCGTTGTTGTTTACAACATAGCAGTCAATCATAGTGCTAATGCCAATTACGGTAAACTTTCTGTTGTAACATGGGTGAGTATTCAATTCTTTAGCAAGACCTTCACTTATGTGATTACCCGAAACACCACTTCGATCACGTTTTACAAGGATAACAACATCACATACAAACAACTCATTCCAAAACCTAACATCAGAAATGACACAAGTTTCATATTTGTTTTCAACCATACGAACCCACAAATCTCCATCAATGTTTCGGCCAAACTCCGTGCCAAACAACTGCATGAATTTACGCGGGCTTAATTCTCCGTAAATTTTGCCCGTATCTATATTTGTGAATGCTTCTTTTAAGGCTGCAATTAAAGCATCCTCCTTTATATGAATACCACAATCATTCATAACCAATCGCGCCATATTTAGTGTCAGATTCAACCCAACGTCCCCAAAAGGTAGTGGTATCTCTTTCACATCGCGTTCAAGGCATAACTCACCGAATACATATTTGGCCGCTTCATGGATAGGCTCTGCGAATTCCACGCATGGAAAACGCAGATGTTTTGAAATGATTTGTGCGGCAGTATCTTTACCCGCTCCAGCCAAACCTACTAAACCAATACGCATTACATCATTCCTTTTTCAACTGCCGATTGTCGGCATTTTACAATCTCTTGAACAGCATCCGTTTCAGGATATTGTTCAACCTGTTTTCGCAAACCTTCTATGAAATACGAATTGTGTTGCGTATCATAAATCCTCCAAGTCGGATTCGCTAACAGGCTCGTACACTTGGATTGTATTGCCGTTGTGCGTAGCGTTATAGGCCAACCATGCAATTAACGGCGCATCTTCAAATGTTGCCTTAATACCCGTTGCATCCATCTCATAATCGGCCATTGAGCGATTTTCAAACTCATGGACGCTGTCGTCTGTTGCGTTGTACATCCATACAACCTGTTTGACACCTACCCATGTGTTGATGTACGGCAACCAATCATCTACTGCTTCCAGCTTATCTGGCGTTTTGCGGTCATTGATGTAATGTGCTACGTTGCCTTCAGCAAACGCTAAGGCGTGATACAAACCTAATTCGTACCCACTTGGCGGCACTTCAAACACGCCTGATTGGTTACGGACAATCATTACAACTTTGCCTAAATACCAGTAGAATTTCAGGTCATTGAGCGCATGACCAAACCACTTGGCAAATCGGTCAGCCCATACCTTCATTGCTGCGCGTGTTGCCGTCCAATCCCCAACCTTACGCTGTTCCAACTGCATAGGCGTTCCAATATCACGCAGCGCATACATAGGCCATATACGCACACCACGCCCGCCGAACACGGCATCAGACTGGACGCAGAAGCCTACGTTGAAACCACTCAAAATAGCGGCATTTAACGCGGGTAACTGTTCAAAGGGGAAGTCGGGAATAAACAGACTTTCATCTTTACCTAAACGATTGGTGCGTAAGTGTTCGGCAACATCGGCAACAACACCAGCTATTTCAGGCATGGGTATTGATTTATCGTAAATCATAAGTCTTCGCCTTCAATGGATTTCAAAACTTCTACGATTTGCCGCAGGGCATCCAGTTCGAGAATTGCAGCGGCTTTAGCCAAAGACGTACGGCTCTCATATTCTTCATCAGAAAGTGCCTGCATATTTGCGTACTTAATGCCTTTAACGAATGCCTTGTCATTGAGTTTGAAGCTGCCATAACCTTCGCCGAAACAACCGATTTCAATCACGTTAAAATCACCGCTTTTACGCATTACATCGCGGGCTTTTTCCATATCAAATGCTTTTGTTACGGCAATGGTTTCATCACTAATCCGATTCTTCAGCTTAACCGAATCGGACACCAAACCTTCATTCATCAGGCAGTTTTTCATCCAAGTGTGTATTGCATCATCAGACGGTCTGAAAAGTTTGAGTTCAGCACCTTCTTCAAAAACATGAAGCATCAAGTATGACGCCACTGCTTCAGCAACACGCGCAGATGAAGAGCCGATTAACAAATCACCATCGTTTTCATCATACCAACAATCAATGCGGGTTTCCTTCAACGGTGCATGAGGAAGATTATCTTCAATAAACGCTTCTTTCCATTGCGCCTTTTGCGCCCTGTTCGGCTTCTGATTGTGTTCGTATTCCCATCGGGCTGCAATCTTGGCAATCTCACGATTGATTGATGCAGACGGTAGGATACGTTCAATGATGGATACGGTCAGATGACGGCCTTTGGTAATCGGCTCGCTTACCATCCTTTCAGCTTCATCTTCATAAAGCGTTGGGCTGGGAATCAACCCAAACGTATTCCACATAAGGCCAACAGGCTCTTTAATGACTTCTTCATGCAGATTGTCTTTGAATTCAACATTCTTGGTTTTGTATAAAGTAAATGCTTTCATGATTGCTCCAGTTTTAAAACGTATGGATTATTCATGCGAACCCATTTATCCGAATCCGCAAAATTCTCCACTTTAACAAGATACGTTCCAACTTCCCATAAATCGTGTGAATCATACAATACACACCCGCTGTTTGCGTCGGCTGCAAACATAATCACTTCCCTGCCTGATTCTTCAGAATCGCGGTTTATGAATAATGCTGGGAACGCTAAAGCAGACGAATAAATTCTAAAATCATCCCATACGTCCCAGTATTTCGATTCTGAAAAATCAAAATCCATTGTAATCAGACGGCCTTGCTGAAGATAGCTATCCTTTTCAGCATCTAATATAACGGCTGTTGTTGCACTGATTGCTAAGACGGTTATATCGCCATGATTGAATTTTGATTTAAGAATCACTGGAAACTTTTGATAGTTTGCCTTGTTCAAACCTTTTTCAGTTAGGCTAATAATTCCGTTGTCAATCTTGAAATAGCCTTCCAATGCTGCATACGCAACATAAGGTCTATACTCTTGGTCTTTATAAAGAGCTTCAGACTGCGGCTCTTTAGCCATATTCAACAGTTCGATAATTGTCGGTCTCATTGTAATAACTCCCCAATCAGTGCGTAAATATCAGGCACTACGTTTCGGATTGAAACATTGAATTTCTGCAAAAGTGCCATGCAGTTATCGCAGATTTTGCCTGTACCGTAGATGGATATTTCAGCGGTATCGTCGGCGGTGCTGTTACGAAGCCATGTATCAATGGCATCCACTTCTGCATGACTCTCTTGGCGGCAAATGCTACGGCACATGGAATAACCTTGATTCACACCCATCTCCATAATGTTTCTTGGGCAATAGGTCATCTTTTCAGATATGCCGTTAATGCCAAAGAATACGCGGCCATTGCTTCGCAAAACAGCTACGATTGTTTTGTCTTGGCATCTTGACTTACGGCCTTTGGATTTAAGCAGTACGTCAATGAATTTATCCACCAACATTTTACGGCGGTTATCATCTGACAAATCATCCCATTTATTTTGCGGTTTGCCTACCGTTTCAGCGTACCCTACGTTTTGCGATTTGCCTGAATTATTTTGCGGTTTGCCTGCGGATTTCAAAAACTGCGGCTGAATGGTATTCAACCAAGTTTTATATCGTTCGGCTGCTATAAGCTGTTTATGAAGCTCTTGAATATCCGAATCACTAATATTCATACCCATAATCGGGAAATCCATGCCATATTGCACACGCTGTTTGTATGCTTCATGGTCTAACATCCAACGTTCAATCTGTTCGTGTACGGTATGTTTCTGCTGTTGATTTAAATCAAACTCTTCCTGCAAGGCTTTACAAACAGCATCAACGATAAAATCGGCATCTTCAATACCGCGTACAATGCAGCATAATACCGTGTTGTACATTTTATTAGCCTTCATTTCTAAGCACCTTCTTTCCGCATAGCAATCGCTACTGAAAACACGGCAAAAGCCTTACGGTTGTTATCGAACACATCATAAACGCTGATTGTGAAGTCCATGTTGTGTTCTGTTTTACGGATTTTTGAAACCATTGAAGCGATTATGCTGCGCATTGAGTTCTTCAGCTTGTTCAGCTTGTCTTCAGTGGCTTCATCCATGCTTAGAAACTTGCATTGTGAGAAGGTCTCGCCTTCCTTCAACCGCAACAGTTCCCACTCAACCGTACCTGCCGCTGCGGGCTTACCCATAGAAGCGCGGGTTTTGTATTTCTTTCTAGTTTTTACTTCATCTGTCATGTAAGTTCCTTTCGTATCAAATTAACGTGTTTCATGTGAAAGATGCTTCATCTTAGTTATTACTCATTTGTAAGTCAAGCATAGATTTTAAATTTAATATAAAGCTATTGTTTACGCTGATTATTTAGTTCGATTTACATTAGATTTCCAATGCGAAACATATAATTTACGCATGAGTTCCAATGCGACGGCTATATTTACGCTCCGTACATCATGTGATGACTTAGTAACTACGTTTGCTGTAATTGGCAGTCAATATTATGGCTCGTCTGCTTTTGGAAGGCTGGAAGGCTGGAAGGC